TGATGATGAGGACGATAACATCACACCGCCTCTAGAACAGATGACAGATGATACACAGGACACAGATGAACTAGAACTGATACTTACACCTGATAACTAAACTCACCCTATCCCAATTATACCCACCCTTAACCCGTGTCTAACAGGCATGGGTTAATCCGTTGTTTCACTCCTTTGCAGGGGTTGGGGGGATACCCACTCGAAACCCTGGTCAGTATCGGTTAATTTAATTTTTCCCTCTATGAACAGGTCAAAAGCATCTTTTAACCCTTTATTCTCCAAAGCTTGCAATCTGTCGTTTTCTTCCCTGGTAAAAACATGGGTGGGTATTTCATCAAAAAATCTCGCATCGGAGGAATCAAGCTCTTGACCAGTCTGGGGTATTGGTACGTAATTTTCATCTGGCATTATTATACTTCCTCTAGGTACACAACTTTCACGCCATCGGCACGAGTCTCTATTTTTTTAATTTCGCCTCTCCAGCCGTGTTTTAATAATACCTCTGACTCCTTGGGCGCTACTGAGAATTTATCAATTTTTTTGCCGGACTTAACCCGCATTTTGTACACCACCTGCTGGCTTGCGGCGGTGGGCAGTGCTTTAATTTTTTCTCTGGTAGCCAGTTCATCGTAACGAGATGCTTTATCAGCTTCGATTTTCTGATTTTTGGATTTACCGATCGCTGCTGCTTTGGATTGAGATCCGTAATTTGCAGTAGCAGAGGCACTGAGATCGGAACTGGTGGAAGTGAAACCATCCAATCTCACGACTTTACCAACTTGGTAATCTTTATCAAACTGGTTCTGTGGTACGCGAGTATTTCTGATTACATCGCCTTCCCAATTGGGCAATTTGTCGAGCGCTCGTTGCAACATTCTAGCCTCTACCCTTTGCTCAAATGCCCTTTGAGAGTTGGGATCTTCTTGCAATCCCCTTGGCGCACCGTTCATGTACACGTACCCTTCAGCAGTGTATTTATTGATAGCTTTATACTCTTCTACACTGATGTCCGGTGCTACTTTTTTTGCTTCCTGGTAACGGCTTTTATCTGCTTTGTAGAGGTCGTCCCAGCGCTCGGTACGGTAATCGCCATAGCCCATTTCTGCGGTGGTTTGCTTATCGAAGTCAAGTCGGAGATTTTTAGCCGCAATCTTTTCTTCTTCAGCACTTAGAGCCTTATTCATCTCCCCAATGCTCATGGGTTTATCAGCCTTGAAGTTGGAGGCTAGAAGTCTCTCAGCAACATTCAACTTATCTTCAGCATCTGCTAATTTGGCCTTTAATTCTGGAATTTCTTTGTTAACTAGATTATTGTAGTCAGCTGCTTGTGCTTGCGTGTTTACACGTAATTTCTGACTTTCAGCAGTGGCTATTTTTCTCTCCAGTTTCTTGGCGATCGAGTCAAATTCCTTCCTAGCTTCATCTACAGCTTTCTGCCTAATTGCCCGATTCTCATCCTCAAAATTCTTTACTTGCTGGTTTGTTTGGTCATCCAGCTTGTTCGATCGCCCTAGTGGACTGCCCTCGTTCGCCTTGCGGCGCTGGTAGTAGTCCTGGTAATAACCAGTATTTTTACCCATTTAGTGATCCCTGGCGCTGCTCCCAAAAACTGGGGAAATATATCCAGCCGTTAAGTGCGTATTGTTCGCACATCTCTTTAATTTCTCTTCCTCCCCCGAAAATCATAAAAGTAAGCTGATCCGCCTTAGAGAATGCACGGCACATGGCATATTCAGCCAGTAAATTTTCGGGACGAGCAGCATAGCCCCTGGTGCTAAAGCTTTGCCAAGTATCGGGAACGCCTATGAAGCATAAATCACAAAATTCAGTAGGAAAATTTACATCTACTGAAATATCTATGCCATGATGCTGCCAAATGCGGCTAACTCGGCGCTTCCAGTAAATCGCATCAATGACCTGCCCGCGATCGCTATTCAAGCTAATACTGGAATTGATTTCTACGCACCCCGAAGCCCCGGTTTTAATTACTGTTTCGGGCTTTTTCAAGAGATTTTCAAATCTTGGATCGGCGACGTAAAAGTGCCAAATTATCCCCGGCTCCTCTTTTTTTCTCCGACTGCTACCCCATGCCCGTGCTGGCATGGCGGGTGCTAATAGCTGGCGGGTGGGTAGAAGTACAGGAGCATTTAAAATATGCTCTTTGGGAAATTTGATATCAAATAATTGTGAGCGCTTCATTTAAACAGGTCGGGTTTCCCAACAATTGCAGGGGGGCTTCTATAGATGCCTACTGTCCCAACCTTGACCCCTCTCGCATCAAGCAAAGTTACTACCCCGTAATCATCTGTCGAGATGCTGTATTTCTTAGACCGAACCAGTGTAGCGATCGCTGGTTTGAGTTTTTTAATGTTACTTTGTATAAATTTCTCGCCTTTCTTATTCGCATCCTCTCTCTGTCGCGCCGTAAGCTTTGGCTGCTGCCTGCTTGCGGCTTTTAGTTTGGATTCGGTGGCGGCGGGGTTGTCAGTTGGGTTGGCTGGTTCATCACTTCCCACTTCCAGCAAGGTTAAATTGACTTGACAGCCTGCGACCTGACCATCCAACCAGTAAGATTCAGTCCAATCAACGCTGGTCACGACTGACAAGCCGAAGCTATCGCTGCCCCAGACAAACTTAACTTTGGGTGGTGAATAGCGCTTATTCGCCACATCTGCTTTACTTAAATTAACTAATTTTTGCATTTCTTCACGCACCGATCGGCCCTGGGCGTGAGCCATGAAAAGCAAATTTGGGAGGGTGAGTGTTAAGCCAGTGCTGTGGCTAAAATTTTGCACTGGCTTACTGGTTAGTGCTGTGGCAATCTCGACGTATTTGGCAGAAGTGCTGAATTTTTTTTCACTGGGATTAAAGAGGAACTCGAATAAAATCTGTCCTTTCTCATCTACCAGCTTGGCGAAAATGCCTGTGACCTTGGTCACTGATGGCAGCTGATTGAGAATAATTTCGTTGATCATGTTGCTCCAGAACTAAACCATCGCACTACCCATGCCCTGGCTGTACACGCTTAAACGATATTCAATCTCTTTGATCACCTGATTTGCCAATTCTCTGGGGTCGGATGATGTTGCATTAATTACAATATTACCAATGCTTACACCACTTTTACCACCCCGTAAAGCACTCAGAAGTCCATTAGCTTGGCTTTGGTTAAGAATTGTTTCTGATGAGTTAGCAATTATGGGTCTAGCACCGGATGGAGAGTTAGCCATTTCCCGTCCAATGGCTGATAACAAATCAGAATTATTAAAACCAGAAAAACCATTTTCCGGCTCATCATACTCACCCGGTTTATCCAATTCGATAGTAGACCCAAAACTTCGCAGTTGCTCCGCAGCTGCTTTGCGTGACATCTCCCCACTCTGGACTTTGCGGTAAATTTTGTTTACGAATTCCTGCTCTTTTTGGGCTAACATGGCTTCACTTTGGCGCTCGTAACTGGTGGAATTTCCACTACTTTCATCAATGAAGTCTTGTACCGTTTTGAGAGGGTCAAGGAATAGTTTTTTGAGCGCATCTATCAAGTCTTGAGCAGATTTTTTGATAGCTTCAAAATTGCCAGTGAGTATATTAGTCCGAAGATTAACAAATAAGTCTGTGGCACTACTAACAGCCTTCCCAATATTCCCAAGATACTCCCCTGCCATCTGGGAAATCTGATCCCAGTGTTCAATTATCGTCTTAGCTAACGCCCCGATCGCCAGCCCCGCCGCAACAACCAACAAAACGGGTAAACCCGCCGTGCCAGCTACAAAAGTGGCGAATAACCCGCCAGCGAATGTAGTAATTGCGGGAATAACCCCAACACTAAGCAAAATTCCCGCCGCAACGGTGGCGTAAACCCCAGAATCTAAATTAGCCAAGAACGCGCCTACACCCTGGAAAAATGCACCTACAAAATTTAATAATCTACCAGCAATAAAGCCATAATCTAATTTCGTGATTTCAGAAAATAGCCCGTTTACAATTTGGGCTAATTTCTCACCGCTTAATTTTGCCAGTGGAGTAACATCAAAATTAAATAAATTTTTGAAGAAATTACCAACTCTTTCTCTTAAGAGATTAACATTACCATTAAAATTAAAATCTTTCAAGATAGAGTTTAATTCTTGGAGTTTATTTGTAATAAATAAAATTCCCGATCGCAATGCAACCATCGGATCACCAAGGTCAACACCCAAGTTTTTGAGGGTTTCTCCCATGCTGAAAAATAACCCACCTTCCCCAACTGTAACTGCGAGTAGCTCGTTCAAAGCTACCAGTACAGATTGACTCCCGGTGGCTTTTTCATTCAGGTCACGCATGAACCCAAAGATACCGCTTTGGGGGTCGAATAAAAGGGATTCAAACCCAGCCATCAACCCGCCGATCGACTCACTTTGAGCCTTCAAAACTTCTGGCGGAAGTTGAGCAGCTTTTTTAAAAATTTCTAGTCTTTGCTTGACAGTAAGCGCCTGAACATCTCCACCCAATTTCTCAATTTCTTCTGTAAGGATGTTGCGAAAAGTGGTGTTTTTCTCGAAGAAGTCTAGAGCCCTAAGTGATGCCATCCCGGAAGTACCACCCAAAAATTTGCTGATGGCATTAGTGGCGGATTGAGTGGTTACGCCTGCACTCTGCTGTAGCAACGTGCCGTAAGTAGAAACCTCTTCCAATTCCTTCCGCATTGCGGATAGGTCAATGCTGCCATCCAGGTTTTTGAAGGCTGGGATGACATCATCCATGATGGCTTTACCGAAGTTCACATAGTCGGAAGTCGCACCTGGAAGTGTAGCCGCGACGTTCGACATCTTAATCGAAAACTTGTCGATGAAATCACTGGCCTGGTCGTAATTCTGACCAGTGAGCTTCATGATGTTTCCGGCGGTGCTGATGTTTTCCGATTGGATATCGATCGCTTGATTTAGCCCTTCCCTCAGCCTGCCGACTAAATCATTTACTTTCCCCAGTCCGGTTTGGATTGCGGCGGTGAACAAATTCGCGGCTACCATTGCCTGCCCAAAAGCCCCAGCAAGTTCACCCTTGACCGTTCCCACTAAATCCTTGACGACCTTGGTGGCTTCATCCTTGGCGTTTAGGGTGAAGGTGATGGTATTGGACATGGCTCGAATTCTGTATCACTAATTCCCCATTTGGCTTTCTTCTCTTCTGCCTCCTGCCGTTTCCTCTCGGCCGCTTTTGCGTCATACCAGAGGAAGCAGTCAAAGAATGCTCCAGAAATCGGGGCGTTGATTAATTGGTCATATTTGGGGGTTAGGTGTCCCCCGCAAGCAGCTAGTATAAGTTGAAGCCACTCACTTAGGCTGAGAAATGGGTAATTTTCGCTGCTGATCAGCAGCCCATTTGGCGAGTTTTGCCATCGCGTCTGGAAATCGTCCGAGGGCTGCTGCCAACCTCTCTAAATCACCTAATTCAATTTCATCCATCATCGCGTCGAAACTCGGCCGAATATCACCACCGTAACTGATAATTGATAAATTGGCGATCGCTGACAGGAAAAACACGTCGCCAACATATTCGGGGTGTTGATTAATAAAATTAAATGCTAATAGAAATATGCGAGTTGTAGGCTCTCGCATAATAATTTCTTTACCGCCAATTAATGAAAATTTTAAAGTGCGTTCCAGTTCATCAAATTGGCAATTAAAGATATTTTCTTGTGGTTGATTCTCTGGATTTATTTGTGGTTTATCTAGATTATCAGCACTTTCTTGTAGATTCTCTTGCCGCTCTTGTTCACCCACAGCTTTAGCCGGAGAAGCTTCTGTGTTTGCAGCTTCTTTAATCTGTTTTCTAGCCATAATTAAAATTATTTGTATTCAGCGTTTTCCACGCGAAGCTTCATTTCGATTTTTGCTACTTTGGCACTGGCTTGGTCAATAGCACCAGGGACTTTGTAATTCAAAAGTCTGCACGTTAAATCCCAAGATTTCGTACCGCGAAATTCTTGCACGTTCGACCCATTCGTTACCCGTTTAATCGGACGACATCTGAAGCTGAAAATCTTACCGTACTTATGTTCTTCAATGAACTGGAAAACAGGATCATCTTTATCAGGGTCGTGGGGTTTTGCGATCGTCACATCCATGAATCGCGTCATTCCCCCTTCGGTATAAGTAATTACACCGCCCAATCCATCGGGATACTCAGCATCTTTTCGCTCAAATTCAATTCCTGAGAACTCTGTAAAATAAGCTGGTGTGCCATCCGATGTGTTAAGCCCCTCAGCCGTTAGCAGATAATCGGTTGTATTTTGGGCTGAAAAATCACTTAATCTTGCCATATTTCACTATTCCTATGTGGTAGTAGTTTCAGCTTGAGTTACGCTTGCGGTAGTGGCTAATGGTAAGTATCCAATTGATACCCTGATAGTGCGAACGAGTATTTTCTCAGCTGCCGGACTAGGAACTACGTACACTTCGAGTAGCACATTTCCCCTTTCTAATTCCTCAGATGTGTTATTCTGAAAATCGCATTTCACAAAAAATGCCTGCGCCTCAGATGCCCCAAATAGTGCTTTTCCTCGCCACAGCCGCTTGCAGACACTATCGGCAGTTTGGGAGATGGCATTCAAGTAAACACCAAACCCGTCCACAACTGTGAACAGGTCGTTGTCAAATCCCGATCGCAAAGTGCCATTTAAGACGTTCATGATCACCCTAGTGTGGGTGAATGTGTAAAACTCGCTGCTGCTGCGAGTACGCATACCCCACACAACCACACCCCTATTGCGGATGTTGCGAATGATGTTAATTCCAAGGGGATTGACTTCCTCTTGCTCCTGGGAGGAAACTTTAGTAACGATATCTTTAACCCCCCGCATGGAGAACTTAGCCCCGGCTGGTGGTTGGTGGAATCCTTGAGTGCGGTATCTCAAAGAGGCAATACCAGCGACTCCCGCAGAAGGGGGAACTATCCCATCTTCCAGGTCTTTGAGATAGGGATAGTAAAAGCTTGAATGCCCCTCCGGGGATGTAACTAATAAACCTTCTGCCTTGGCTTGTGCCAGGGTAAGGCCTGCCCCTGGATCTGGGATTGCTACCCAGTCAAAGCGATCGTTACTTGCCAAATTTTCCATCGCGGTGGCTACTGCCAAGCGATCGCTTTGCTTGGTGAGTAGTTGAAATGCTTCTGGAGCAATTAAAAAACCCTGATTCCAACCATCTTCATAGTCGAAGGGGTTTTCGATCGCCCAGACGTAATCGGTGGCGGCGGGAGTAGTGGGAGTAATGTCCGCAATGGTCAAATTAGCTTCACTTTCGGTAATTGTGAAGCCAAATGCGGGATTATCAGCGTAAATAATCACCTCATTGGTCAGGTCGCCAGCTACAGCCGTCACGCTGTCGGCTACGGCACTGGTATTAATTGTAGCTAGAATACCCGCCGCTATACTTGCCTGAGTCGCCCCGGCTTGGGGGGTGTGGGAAATGGCAGTAGCGTTAATGGAAAAATCGTAGGGTTCGATTGTGTTTCCGGTTACGGTTATCTTCCATCTTGTTCCTATCTGCACAGGAACAAAATACAAAATCCCTTGCGGATCATTGCGGAAAAATAATTTAACTGAAGCCTCCGAAGGGGAACTACCAAAAATATTTTTGAAATCTGCCAGGGACAGTACCTGCTTGGGGGTGTTGTATAGGAAATCTCCGTCAATATTTTGGCTACTGCCTATCATGTAGCAGGTGCGATGGCTGGCAATTTCCAATACTCTATAGCCCTCTGTACTCTCCACTACACGAGTGCCAGGGGCTTTCATCTGGCTAAAAATAGTCGAAACCATTATTGATAATTGATAGTAATTTCTGTGTCTTTTGTGTAAGTATTTACTTTTTCTGGAGCAAAGTTTGGTTTTGCTCGGTTGACCACGATCGTTAACGTTGCAGGGTTGACCAACTCACCCTGGTCGAGTGAAATTGGCTGGATGCCCGACACATCGGGAAACTCGGAGGCTTTGAATTCAATATCAAAACCAAAAGTGGCATCAACTAACCAATCTTGAGTCAAGCTTTCTTCTCTTCCAACCGTGATACAGTCGGGGATTGGTACGGGTTGGAATTTAATAAATTGGCTGGATGGGGGATACATAATTCCAGCCATTTGAATTGTCGCTAAAACATCTTCTACACCCCTAATTGGTAGGTCATCAACTGATAATTTATTAAAGAATTTATAGCGGAGTCGGTAATAAAAAATAGCTTCACATATTACCGAATTAGCCGCTTCTCCGCGTCGAAAAAGTACGCTTTGCGCGGGGAGTTCAACACCACTATTAATTGGGTAAGTTTTTCCATTAACCGTATAGTTGTAGCCATCTGGATTATCCAAATCCCAGTTCACTACAATTAAGTATTTATTAATAAAATCTTTTACCAATTGCTTGGCTGTGGAAAAATTCACCCGTCAGCTTCCTTCCCGATAATTATTTTCCAGTTAGTTTTATCTTTATCTGAAAAATACTTGACAATCCACCAATTAACATTAGTAAAAGTTTTAGTTAATGGATTGGAGTAAATTACATTTCCTTCTTCATCTACTGGAGGATCAACGATCGCTTTAATTGTCCCCTCAAACAATGATGGGGGGTAAGTCCTGGGGATTATTACTTCCAGGTCGTTAGCAGCTATTTTGAAGATGGAATTTAGACCGTTTACCGAGAGGTCTAAATCCACATACCTGGGGTTGACACTGGTGATGTAAGGCTTGGGAGTAAGTAAAATATCTTCTGTCGAAACTTCTTTACTCACATCGTCATACACCGTCTTACGTAGGAACAAATGCCGACGCTGTGGCACTCCCAGCTTGATTTCTACTTTGGCGATCGTTGCAGAAATTTGAGCCAATTTATCAAAAAGTGCCATTTCTTAAAGCGAAAGATAATCAAAATTGAAGAGACAAGTAAACAATCATTCACCGCAACTAAGGGCATACCAAGTAAATTAATAGTTGACCAAAATAATAGATTTAACATTAATACATTAACAGGGGATTTACAGTATTCCCGCAACACTAGCTTGGCTCTATATAAGATTTTGTTCATGGTTGGTTTAGCGATCGCAATTTATTTTGAATGTGCTTGACAATAATTTCTAGGGCTTTCTGTTCATTGTTTTTAATAATGTTGAAACGTGCCTCTACATAGGGGGAGTAGGGGACGGAATTGATTACTCTAAACCGATTAGCTGAAGGGTCGAAAGTGTAGCGCCAGTTGGCTTTAAATCGTCCCGTCCTAATAGGAGAAATTAACCTGAATCCTTCAGTTATTTCCTCCGCCGCATCATTAAGGGCTTGGCTGAGAATTTCTTTGCCAATTTCACCCTCAAAAATGTCCCCCTCAAACTTGATTTGTACCCCTATCATTACCAGGGAATTTGGGATGTGTAATTAATTTTTTGGCTGGAATTTGGGCGGTATTTATTAAATCGCAACTCGATATTTAAGTAATGACATAGCTCTTTTAATAGCCTTGTTCCCTCGGATTTAACATCCTGTTGGTGCTTACCGTAATCGAGTTTTGAACCGGCAGCTTCAGTTACGAAACTTGTGCCGATCGCCTCAACCAGCATGAGGTCAATTTCATCCAGGCGAGATAAAATCACCTCCACCCTAGCCAGCACAGGTGAGGAAATCTCACTTTCAAGTTGTCTTCTTACCAACTCCACAAAGGTCGAGTGTCCCGTAAGCAGCTCGACCTTTTCAATCTGTTCTAGTGAAAGAGTGGGCATAGCTTTATACCTATTTTCTCATATAACGATATATGAGGTTACTGAGTGATGTCACCGAGGGTACTGATTGCCTTCCTATTCCGTACTCGCAACTGAGGCATGATTGTAATCACGTAAATGTTAGCGGCTGGGTTCATGCTAGGCAGTTCATCAACCGCGAATTGCAATCCTTCCTTAGTTTCTGTTTTGTCGTGGCGGAAACTAAAAAGATGGATTTTTTGTTCATCTAAAAACTGGATTTCGTTATTGGGCGCGTTTATATCTTCAATAATTGGCTTTCCCTTCCAGGTAAGCTGAGTGAATCCCAAATCAACCTTACCCCCGACTTCCACATTCACGCTGGCACTAAAGGCAGTGGAATCAGTGAACAGTTTCCGGTAGCGCTTGGCCATTTCTGGAGGCATATACAAGGCGCTGTATTTACCCTTATTTCTACGAATGTCAATGTCCATCTGCTCAAGCAAATCGGTGCTTAGAGCGCGATTTGTACCAGCATTCTTTTTGACAAGACCAGCCCAATTAGCATAGGTAGCTGTGGCAATGTTGGCATAAGTAGCAGCGTCCCTGGCTTGAATTAAGCCAATGATTCCCCCGTGATCCGCCGTGCCATCACCAAGGTAAATGGAATTATTAACTTTATCCAAAATCTCTGACATCCCCTCTTGGATGTCGATGGCAAACAGATCCCGCAGCGCCCCTTTACCGGCTTCTTTTGCTTCGGCAACGTCGGTTTTTATCAGGGTAAATCGGTGTTGGTATCTGGAAGTGGCGATCGGTAGTTCGGCGGGGACGATTGAGGTTTTGTTGTTATCGGTGGTTACGTCCGAGGTCACGAGACTCCCGGAAACACTTGCGCCACCGACATTAGCATTCCACTTGATTTTCTTTTGGGAAGTAACTTTAAAATTTTTGGCTTTTAGCCGATCAAGCATTGGCCGATCTTCCCAGTCCAGAGTTTCTAATTCTTCCTCGATGAGTGTCTGGATAGCACCCGTTATAACATTAGGCATATTTGTTACTTGTTTTTTTTAAGTATTATTCGATCGCAGCAAAAAGCTGATCAGCTGCACTGCTGCCTTTTTTCCCGTCAGCTTGAGGTGATGGGTTTTGGGTTTCCTTGGTGTCACTACCGACTAGCTGAGGGTCGGCAGGCAGGAAGTATTTACCCTCATCAGATGCCAAGTATTCCTCGAAAGCTTTATCTAGGGGTTGGACTCCCTTAGCTCCAGTGACGAACCAAGAGCCATTCTCTTGCTTGATGGCTTCACCGTACTGAGTCAAAAACAATTTTTGTAGTGCGGCTGGATTTGTGGATTTAGATTTACCAGCCAAAGCCGCGATCGCTTCATTGCGACTGGCATTGAAAGCCACCTTGTCCTTTTCCGCCAGCTGCTTATTCAAGGTTTCCACTTGGTTTTGCAGGGAAGCTAAAGTCAAGTCCCCTTCTGGTTTTCCACCTTTTTCCCCCTCAGTAGCAGCAGGTTTGGGAATGGATTCTCTGATTTCCTTCAGACTGGCAGCAGTGGCTTGGGCTTGAGCATCCAATTGGGTTTTATAGTCAGCTTTGAGATCCGCGACCGCAGCATCTAGTAGCTGCTTAACTTCCTCTAAGGTCATTAATTTAAAAAATTCTCTCTATTAATGCCTACTGTCCCACCACGACTGGGGGAACTTCTGGGGGAATTTCTGGAACAGCCATTTTGGCTTTAATTTCACTGCTAATTTGCTCCTGTTCGGCGCTCGTGGGGTTGCCGACCATCTGATACACCATTGTTTCGTGTATCTTCAGGAATGCCGTATCACCGACATTCTGCCTGACCGCGCTAATGTCAATCTTGGTGAACCGCTCCAAGCGCTCTAGGGTGGTGTCGATCGAGTTTTTCTCGAAGCTGTTCAACCCGGTGACAGAAATTTTCTCGACTTTATCTTTGCTCGTTCCGGCTGCGGTTGCGATCGCTCTGAGTATTTTTTGATAGTAAGAACAAATTAATTCACCGTATTTCTTGATACGAACTTCCTGCTTTTGGAAGTCCATTTCTTTGGAGTAACCAGACTGTTGCGTTGCTCCATAACTGGCAGAAACACCACCCAGACTAACTAAATCTCTTACTTGGTCTTCAATATTTTTGAGGTTGGTAGTTAGGCGCTCGATAATCGCGCCACTGGGTTCCGCAAAATTAAAATTCTCTAGTTCAAGTACGCTGTTTAAGCTGGTTGGTAAAGGCTTAGAGTCGGTTTCGTAAATTTCATCAGGAACGCCACTAACGGGCTTTTCAATTCGCTTGTAGAAACGCTGAATGTAAACCCCATTGAGTAGGTGGGATTTGATGCAGTCATGCCTTAAATGTTCCATTGCTTTAGGCAGGATTTGATCACCTACCCAAAGTTCAGATGATAATTCAAACTTATAGACCGGGGTTTCTACAAAAGCGTGTTTTACTTCACTGACTAATTTTACCTTGGTGTCTTTGTTGATATAACTCCCATCAAGTTTATCAATCTTATCTTTTTTGTATTCGGTTTCAGCCTCGTACTTCGCTACATATTCCGAGGTGATGAACGTCCAAACTGTCTTTTTTTTTGGCTTGTCTAACGGGTTGTCTAACACGTCAAACACTTGTCTGACCTTAATCCAAATAACCTTGTCGCCGTCTTCATGCCAGCTAATTACTTGTGATGGCGAGAAAAAAACGGTAAAGGGTCGTGCTGGCGATCGGTCCTGGTCTGCTTTATTAATTGGCTGTTCTTTAGCAGTTGAATTAATGAAGCAGTAAAGTTTTTTAAATTTCAGAACTTCAGCGAAAATGTAACTCAAAAAATCCCGTTCATTCCTGCCTTTTAAGTTAGTATCTTCTCTGAATTTCTCGATTACTTTTAATTCCTCAACACCACTAACATCAAGAGGGGAATTAGCAATTTTACTTACCTGCTCATTAATCGCAGTTGATAAGATATTCAAATAGGTAAAATTAGCTAGTCTAGCTTCATAGCTTTTATTGTCTTCATCCCCGCGCTGGGGAATGAATTTTTTGATTTGATTTTTTAGTCTGTAACCACCTGCTGATAGTAATTCAATATCGCTCAAGCAGGTAGCCAAAGCATCATATTCTGGATGCTTTGATTCGAGAATTTCTAGGTTAATTTCTTCTGGGAATTTCATTAGCCTTCTTCACCCAATTATTTTTCCGATTTCAAATCGGTAAATTCCAAAGTCTTGCTCTGTCTGGATTTGGTAGTTTTTGATGATACGATGCTGATTTGTGCGCCTGTAAAACCCTTGCTGTAACTAAATCCCGGAGATATCCGGGATTAATTTGTGCGGTTGTTAATTTTTGAGTTTTTCTCGAATATCCCGGTGGATGCTAATCATCGCGTACCTGTTGCCATCGCACACATGATCCTCCTGCCCCTCTTCCACTTCGTCCAAAATCTGCCCCTCGGAGTCGATCGCTCGGTGGTAATTCTCGAATTGGTCTTTGACTTCCTGTAGGTGGTCAAGGATGAAAAACTCCCGCCGGAAGATGTACCCGTTGATGATTTCGTTTTGCTCCATAACTCGCATCCCGGAGCGGGGGACGATTACGGTGCGCTCCATGGCCTTGATGCCCTTGGATTTACCGTAGGTGCGGGCATCTAAACAGGTGTCTTTCCTGTCATCCGGCATATAGCACATGCGGACGTTCCACTTGTTGCACAAGGTTTCGATGTGCTTGAATAATTGTCCCTGGACTACAGTTTCCCGGTTTTTATTTAGCCAATAATCACACAAGTAGAATTTATAGGTATTAAAATCAACTCCCAGCACAACGATCGCCGGGTTCATGCTCCCGAAATCCACCCCGATGTAAAAATACATCTTGGTGCTGGTTGGTAATTCGGTGAGGTAATTTTCCTGGGTTAGTTGGTCGTAAATTTGTCCGTCGAAGTCCTCAAAACCAGCTTCATACTCCTGCCTGTAGGCTTTGGGAGTCATGGTGGCTTTGGCTTCTTCTAATTCCGATCGGCTGAAGAAAGGATTATCGCCGGTGATGAAGTGGTAGTAACTCCACTGTTTGGTAAAGGGTGGTTTAATAATTCGTTGGTAAAATCTGTACAGCCGATGGTTTTTACCTTTGGGCGTACCCACAAACATCCCCGACGAACCGGGGGTGTCACCGAGCGCCGGACGAATTACCAATTCCCAAACCGCCTCTTTGACATCCTGCCACTCATCGCCGGCGAAGTAATAAATTTTTAATCCCCGCAGCCCGTCGCCGTCCTGGTCGTTCAATCCCCGCAGCAGGATGTTCGGTTTTTCACCTTTGAGGATGATCCGCTTATCGGCGATGTTGATGCGATCGACAAATGGCTGGTTTTTTAACTCCCCTACCAAGGAATCCCAATGTACCTGGGTTGCTTGTTTAAGCGTAGGCATCCCCAACACCACCACCGGGGGGAAGGATGGGTCGATTTTTTGGTTAAATCCCAGTGCTTTGGTGATGACACTGCTTCTCAGGATTTTAGATTTGCCAAAGCGTCGGCCGCAAACCAACAACTTAAACCGCTTAGGGTCTTTGTATACCAACAGTTGTTTGTTGTGCAACCGGATTGGGTAGTTATATTGCGTCGTCATCAGATACTACTTTGGCTTGCACTTCGATCGCTGCTTTGTTGTTGTCTTCGACAATTTGGATGTTTACAGTTACATCACCGCCAACTTTCTCCCCGCCTAGCTCCTTGAGTTCCCGGCGGTAACTTTCCACTACTCCGAGCGCTGTCCTGGTGTCCCGCCGGAGAACCTCCACTATCTCACCGGTGGGAGTAGTGACGGTTTCTTCCCACCCATTCATACACATATCTCCTAGCTGTTCGAGATACCGCAGCCGGGCGATCGGTCCGTAAAGACGCAGATACCCGCTCTCATACATCCGATCGCATAATTCTTTAGGACTTGCTTTTAAGCGGTCAATCTCCTCTCGATTTTGACTGACCGCGTACCTCACCTGGGATTCGGTAAGGTCAATATCAAATGCTTCATTTAAACGCCGACATAGGGCTGAGTAAGAAAGGTGTGGCTCACTAGCTTTGAGTAATAATACTTTTTCCTTCTCTTCTAATTTAATAATTTCTAAAGATTCAGCAGTTGTTTTTGAGGTGTTAGACATAGTAAAGAGAATCCCTATAAATGCCTTCTGTCCCAGGCATTCTGCAAACTTTTTTGCAGGGGACGCACACCACCTAGAGACAAGTTTTTAATATCAACTAAAAACAATAATTTGCACAGTTATGAATATTGAAGTAATTAGTTATCATAAAATTAATCCAGTGTGTAAATCCCCTAAATGACTCCTGACATCGACGTTAAGGCGGCGTTTTCGATATATGAGCAAAACAACTCATTGCGAAAAACGGCGGAAATTGTTCATGCCTCAAAAAGCTCTCTTGCCAGATGGTTTAAGCGAATTTTTGGGGCAAATTATAGCAGCTATGGAAAAAAAAGCTTAAGAAAGGTAATCATTGAAGATTACCTTAACAACTCTAATTTTAATGAAGCAGATAAAAGCAAAATTAAGAGTTGGTATGAACAAAATCTTCATTTAATTATCGGCGGAGAGAGACAATTTTATTCAGAAGGTGAAATTAATCGAATCGCTGCTCAAGAAGAAATTCCCAGAAGCGATCTAATTGATTGGGAGGAAGCATGGCACATGTTAGTTACCAGGATTTAGATGAAATCCTGAGAGAATACTATGCGGGAAGGTTGGATGATTGCGATCGGTTTCTAGACCGAATCTGCGGGGATTTGAGAAGCCTACACCCCACAAATACGCTCTTTGGACTGTGCGATAACGAGTTTATTTGCAGTTGTGTTGAGAGTTTACAAAAAGTTTATCAATGGGTGCTTTACTTCCTAAAGTCACCCTTCAGTGATGATGAATCCTACTTAATTGTTAGTAATTATTTTAATGAATCTGGAACAGGTAATTTTCAGGCTTGGATAAGCGAAAAACAGGCGATCGCTATGGAAACGATCGCCAAATTAGTTCTGGAGCAAATTTAAGAATAGTGAAAATCAATGGTAACTACCTATAACAGACAACTTCACCTCCTCCTGCCCTGCTATAAGCCGATCTAGCACCACATGATCGTCCCCTCCTGTCTCGATCATAAGGACATTCACAGGAACCAGTAATAGGCTCTCGGACTCGTTGCGTTCCCGTATAAGTTGGTACTGGTCTTAGTGTAGTTTCTGCTTCAATCGGTATCTCTATGTCATCTGGTTCTCCCGGTATATCAACTTCTGATGTAGGTGTGGGTGTAAGTTCAGGTGTGGGTGTGGGTATGAGTGTGGGTGTGGTGAGTGTAAATTTAGGTGTAGGTGTAGATGTAAGTTCAGGTATGGGTGTAAGTTCAGGTGTGGGTGTAAATGTGGGTAAAGGGTCAGCAGTGTGAAGTTTGGGTAAAGAAATTAAAACAAAAAATACTGGTGCTAAGAAAAAAGCAATTATGCGAACTATTAAGTTTTTTGCTAAACCATAACGACTGGTTAACTGGAATATTTGAGGTAAAAAAATTAAGCCCCAAAGAATGTACACGAAAGTAAATTTGATTTCACCGATCGCAATTGAGTAAACAGCAAGGAGAAAGAAATATACTGCCAGCCCCAAGCAGATAAATGATAACACCCTGTTCATGATTAGCTCGTAATTATTACAAACTAATAGTACAGGGTAATTGTTTTTACCTGATTAGTTCTGGAGCAAATTTAAGAAAATCTTTGTAAACCCAGTTTCAGAACAAAATCAGAAATTAAACCAGCACTGTGCAATTGGTGTAATTCTTCTTTGGTGAAGAGGTTTTCGCCCACCATCCCTGTAATTACCCAATGGCGGATTTTATCACTCTTATCTGGGAGCGTCCGCAGCACATTGTCAACCATCGGAGGGAACTTTACCCCGATTACTTTTTGACCGTGCTTAATGCCTAAGCTTGACGGCGCAAATTGACCATCTTCATCTCTCTTCATAACAATATCACTAAGCTTTACAAAAAGCTTACCATATCCAGGTTAACCCGGTAATTAGTATTACTGATAGGATTGAGCTAAAATGCGCGAAAATTGTTATTAAAGAATTCCCAAAAGTGCCTTTACATACGGGTTAACCCGGTATATTATTAAATTGTAAGCCAAAGGGCGATCGGACAGCCTTCCAAACTAACCCGATCGCCCCTACCCCAAACAAGAGGTAAATTAATTATGACACACGAAACCTGTAAAAATTGCCAATTTTTTAGAAGTCGTCAAGATGGAACTCTGAACGGTTGGTGCAGCTTATTCGATAAAGCTGCTAAAGAAACTCACCCAAAAGTAACTGATTGCAATTTAGAAATTTTTACAAACGGCAATGAATTAATAGCAAGAATGGAGAAATTTGAAGAGGCTAGTTACGCGCTCGGATTTATTGATTTTAAAAAAGAATTGTACCCAGATGAATGCTACAAAATCATCTTAGGATGTGATAATAAATTCTGGGTTGGTGTTTATGAAGATACAGAATTATTAAATTTAATGGGCTACGAATACGCCGAATTTTAATAGATTCATGGGGGATTTACCCCCCTAAAAAATACACTCTACATCCATAAAAAATCATGAATGAAGCTCAACAAAAACACCTGGAATTATTAGAAAGACAAGTAGCGTCCTTAGAGCAACAAGTAAGAATGCAAGCCGTACTTTTTGAACGAATAGCAACTGCTTTAGAGAGAATGTCCCCACCGCCCGCCGCGCCGAATTACCAACGGGAACTAAGGGAATTCAAAAATTTTGAATGGCAGTCGATCGGAGCAAAAATTATCAGGTACGACGACGAAGGTACGGTGGCCATCGTCGAGTGGCAGGGGTATCATTTTACCCGCCGCAATCCTAATAACAAATATCAACCAGCAATTTGGTATTCCAGATGCACTGGAAAAGGTGACAACGGGAATACTTACGAAAAATTAATAACATTTAAAAACCTGGACAAACAGGAAATTGAGCCTATCCCGTCAAAAATTAAAGTTAACTTTTAACGGGTTAAAGCTCATCTCTGGTAAATATTTGGTAAATATTTGGTACACATTAAGTAAATATTTAATGCGCTTAAATGCTTCCCCTGGTAATACCGGGGGTTTTTTAATGTTCGCGGATAATCGCTTTAATTTCTTCTGGGGATTTCCCTTGATTAATTGCCTCTTGAATCCTGCTTACCCTTTCCTGGGCTAATTCACCCCTAGCACCCCCCCGGATGTGGTGGTGGTGAATTTTTCTCTCTTGTCTGCCCATATAACAATAGCGAAAATACTTGTATTCTTTAGTATCTTTAAAAACCGAATACTCCTCAACCCACTGATTTACCTTTTTTTCTGGAGCAAAACTCACAACCTCTTCGTTGGGCGGGTTTTGATTTGCTCCAGAACTTTTTTTAGGCTTACGTGAGGTGAGTGCCTTCACGTATAAATAAAATTCTTCTTTGGCTGTGAAGCTGGGAATCCAGGATTTAACATCTAGAACGGTCAAAAAACCCCCTGTAGGGCTTGTGACGGTGATTTTGAGGGTGTATTCCCTCATGGACAATCTACCTACTCTTCTCGACCGGATAACCTCAACATCTCCTCGATGTTTCCTGAACTCTAACTGCCAGCGATCGGGAACCTCCTGGTCGTCGAGTAATTCTGTTTCGTTGCAGGGTGGTGTAGATGGTGTAGAAACCTTGTATTTTCTGGTTTCTGTCCACCAAGGGTTTTTAGCTTCCCATTTGTTCCATGCGGCTTCAAAATCATCTAGATTTGCAAAGTCCTCCGGGTCTGGGGGTTCGTGATCATCCTCAAAAAAAATCGTCAGCTGCTGTCCGTCTTTCTTGAAGTCCACAGCCCCAAAATCAGCAGTATTCCAAGCGTTATCAATTTCAATGGGGAGATGGGGAGAGGGAGAGAGGG